CCTGTAGAGTTACTTGTTCGTTCATACGGATATATGTTCCGTAGAAGTCCATTTTTGCATCAATATCAACGGCTGTTAGCTGTTGAGCTGGAGGTGTAATACCTGTATTCCCTAAAGGAACCATAGCTGTTGCTAATGGATTGTAACGTCTCATACGTAAGGTTGTTCCACCATTTTTCGGCATTTGTTTCTTCATAGCCGGAATTTTGTGGATGAAATTAGGCGTTGGAACAGATAAAAGCTTATAACTAAAGCTTTGCTGTACCGGTGCCGGTAAAGTTGTTGTTGTAGTAATAGGCATAAAAATCCTTAACTAATGTTGTTAATACATCTGTTAAGGTCTGACGAGAACCGAATATACGTCATAGCATGGCGAATGCTGATTCAGCTGAAAGCCGATATACGCCGAAAAGATGGTCTGACGAAAACCATATATACGTCTCTTACTTATATAGCAAGATGAACAATTAAAAACAAGAGCTTTCTATTGGGTCCTGACAAAAAGGAGGAAAAGAGCAGGACCCAATAGAAAGCAGTTCGAGGATAGGCTTAGTAACCTTTTCGAGCTTGCTGCATTTCTTTTAACATCTGAGCCTTAAGCTCTGGAGTTAAACCTTCAGCAAACGCATTTGCTCGAGTTAAAGGAGAATTTCCTTGCTGAGGAGAAACACTTGCAACAGAACGTGGCTTTGCATTGTTCTGAGCTATAAGCTGCTTCTCTTTCTGATTCTTTTCTTCTCGATATATATTTAGATTCTTTATCATAGTGTAAGCAGAGATAGCTTGATTATAAAGATTTGGGTTTGAAACAATGGTTTCCGCTATTTCAGGATGCGCATCTCTTAAAGCTGCTATTGTATCTGGAGTAACAACCTTATCGAAGTCATGAAACTTATTCTTTACCTTAGCCTCAATGGTAATCTCTTGGAGTTGTTTCTCAAGAGCCGCCATCTTCTTGTCATATTTGCTGAGATGCTTTCCTTCAACAAGATCATCCGGATTCAATGAGTCTTCTGGTTCCTGAACGGCTGTTTTAGCGCGCTCTATTTCCTGCAACCGCCTTAAAGCTTCGTCACGTTCACGTTGAATACGCTCACTCTTTTCCCGTAGTTCACGAAAATTACGCGCTTGATAACTCTCTTCTTGCGCTTGAACTTCAGGTTGCTGTACCTCTTCTTGAGCGTATTCTTCTTGAGGAGCTACCTCTTCTTGAACTTCTTCTTGTACAATTTCTTCTTGATTATCAACCATGTATATCCTCGATAAGTGGTTCGTTGTTTAATTTTCTACATAACTTATATAAAGAACCATCTGCAAAATCAAGAACAAACTTGAGTAGATCACGCTCAGATTCATGTACCTGTAATGCATTATCCTTGAGATGCAGACATGTATCTTTGGATGGGACAGTCCAGATATATTCAAGTTGTTCATCTGCGGCTTTATACTTAAATAATGTTTGATCATAGTCAGGAGTAGGGCATGTATTTCTTGGAAAGAAATAACTTCTAAAAACATTAGGCATTAACTTTTCATTCTTCGTAATAACTACTACATAAAAGTCGCCTATAAAATCCTTTTTATGATCATCAATGCATTCTATGAGATTATCTAGGTAATCCTTTTGCATCTCACGCTCAAGTTCAATAGGATCTTGCGATTCCGGCTTCTTTTGCATTAAATCAGAGGCAATTTTACCTACTGTCTCTTTTTTCATCATTTCTTCTTAGAAGTGTAAACGAAAATACAGCAGACAATCTTCTTTTCTGTCTCACTTTCTTCATCATCGATAGAGCAAAATCTTTTCAGCATCTCTTGAACTGCAGGAGATGGCTTAATAATCTCAAAAGCATCTTCTTTAACGCCTTTAACATTTTTACAATTTATTGCGCCAGTAAAGGTTAAGCATGCTAAAAATGCTAACAGTAATCTTTTCATGCTATTTGTCCTTTTTAGTTTGATCTATCGTAAGGTTTCTTTTCTTAAGGTCTTGTTGTTTTTTCTTGAGGTCTAATTGCTTCAGGTATTCTGCTGGTACTACGCCTCTCATTTCTTTTATTTTAGGATTCTCTTCCTCTGCTAAAAATACAGCTAATCTTCGAGCCCATTCCTTTAATTTTATTATCATACAGATTCCTTAATGGATATAGACTTTTACAATAAACATCTTTTACTCTAGTGGAATACAAATTATGGTTCAAACTATAAGGACAAAACCATGAAGAAAGCGTTTCTTATTATTCTTCTCTGCTCCCTTAAATCTTTTACTACATTTGGAATGGAAGCACAAATCAGACCTCAAAGAAAACATCACGAAGTTTCCAATGAAAACGCTCGATATTTAGCAAAATACTTAACTACTCAGCTCTTCGGCCATGACCATGACAAAACTTTTGAGGATATTTTCGTTGTCATCCTCCATAAACAAAAGAATCCAAAGCTTTTCCCCGAACTCGTTGAACTAAGAGAAAGTCTCATAAGAACATCATTAAGTTCAGGAAGTTAATACGAGGAGTTAACATGAGGTATATCTTCTTTATCTTATCTTTCTTATTGGCTATATCTCTGTTTGCAATGGATAACTATCTTACTGATTCGGTGAATAGTTCTGTATTGGAGTACAGTTCTGGCAAAGACTATAGTGAATACTCCCTAGAATCACTCTCCCGTGAAGACTCTGTTGCACAATTCATAGAAACGTGTGAATTACGAGCATGCGAAGAAGGGTTTGCTCAAAAGGCAGAACTCTATAAATACGCGATCAAAGAGTTGATAGAACAGCAACATAATGAAACGAAGCGTGCTAAGAAACAGAAGAAACAGAAATGGTTAGCTATGGCAATTGGCGCTATAACTACCCTTGGCCCGGCATTAGTTACAATCTACCAATCGATGCAGCCAAAAGATCCTAGCTGTGTCACTATCAATAATTCCCCATAAACACAGAGAGACCCCGAAAGGTCTCTCAATGCATATTATTAATTTTAAACGAAGGCTTAAATCGTTTAACAAGAATGAGTCTACTCAGAGTGAGTAATCATTGCAAATAGAAGGACTCAATTAACGAGCCTTGTATGTTTCTTCAAAGGTAAGTCGCTCTTTAATCTTGCTTGCTTTTTCTTTTCTCATATTCCCGGGTATTCCCATAATACGATAAGCAATCTTAGTGGCCTTTCCCTTGATTCTCGGCATTCCGGGCACGACAATCCTTAGTATTTTTCAGGCATTGAGCCTTTTTTGACATCACCACTTTTAGTATCTGATTTGATCTGGTTGTCGATGCCTTTAATTGTATCATCCAATGGTGCTTCGTTAATGTATGGAGTTTTTGGATAGTTCTTCATGATTACTTCTTGAGGAAGATTAGCAGTTTTAGAGTTGTCTGCCTTAATCATTGATGAATCTGCTTTGTACATTGCATCGTAGTAACGTTTTGCCATTGTGGCTCCTAGTAGAAAATGTCCATATGGACAAGGGTTTACCTCTAACTACCTCTCAACAACATCATCGGTTGGTGATAGAGTTCTCTGTATATTTTCTTGCGGTACGACATTCTTGTCAAACTTGTTGCTTCTTTTTTTCCAACTCACAGGAAGCGTTAGTGCTTCTTCTATAGTCCAACCATTTATCAGACGCCAACTTAAAGTGTCAGCGCTTATTCCTACTATAGGTTGCCACTCTGCGAGCGTTGCAATTTTACCATTGAAACTAATAATTTTATTATTTTTTTTGTTGCGTGCTTGCTCTATAACAGTAGCCCATCTACAGTTTTCTTTGCAATAATTACCACTAGAATCGATCCTGTCTAATGTTTTCCCTTCAGGTCGTTCACCCATATCTGATGTCTCCACCGATCGCATACACGAATACCGTTACCTCCGTAACGTGCATAATGCGCTAACTTCTTTTTGTAGCAGCGATCCATCATGCTAGCGTATGACTTGTAAGCCTTAGCCTTAGACTTTCCATCTTGCGATCTATACAAACAACCACACGACTTAACGTCACCATTTCGTAAATGTGCTACATCAGAAATATGATCATTCCCACAATTACATTTACATAACCAATAAGCCTTATTATTTTTCATATGGTCTATTCGAACAGCAGTAAGTAGGCCAAACGTAACACCAACAATATTAGCAAGCGCCCTACCAATAGAAGAAATCTTATTAGCACACGAGCTACATCTAATCCCTTGACTTGAAGTCAAAACTATCTTCGCGTCTCCGCAATCAACACACACTCTTTTTTTATAATATTTTTTGCGCATAAAGCTCCTAAAGTTATTTCATTCTCTAGTATACTTTATGCGCAAATTTAAGAAAGCCGCATTTTATAGAGAAGTTTCTTCTTGTCTTTCGTCTTCTTTCAATCTCTTTGACAGAAAAATTAACTTTTCGATTTGAGCAATATCAATATCTTCCAGTTCTTTCATAGCTTTAACTTTATTTAAAGCTGCTTGTTCTCTATCCTTATTAGCTTCTGATAATCTTTCTATAGCTAAGGCTCTATTTTCTGGAATCCTGCTTTGACGCTCCATACCAAGAGATTTATCAGCAATAGAGCGTGCATCAGCTAAGTTAGCTCGAGCTTCTTGCTCTCTCATAGCTGCTTGTTGTTGCATTTGTTCAGCTTGTTGTTGTTTTTCTTGTTGTGCCTTAATAGTCTCAATGAGATCTTTTTTATTCTGAATTGTTGTTGCTTCTATAATAGTCTCATCAGGGATAGGAACACCGAGTTCTTTTAGATGCATTAACTGTGCAAGCTGCATCTGTCGTTGAGTAGTAGTATTCATACCCTCTTCAATAGCAGCATCATACTTACCAAAAGCTTTATTATAAAACTGAGGTGTAGGCTCATCTTCAATAATCCTCTTAACCTTACCAGGAGTAAAGTTAGTCTGAATTATATCCATCATCAACTTCCCAAGTAACTTTTGCGAGCTATCAAGATTATCAAAAAGAATCTGAAGCGTAGTTAATCCTGCTCCTTGTCGTAACATGGACAAGATACCAGCTTTATCATCAGTAGCACTACCAAGTAACTCATCAGAAACACCCGATATCTCTTGGATCTCTCGAGCAAGAACTTCTGACATCTGCATCATAGATGCGGGGATACCAGGAGCAACAATAGGTTGGACATCAGTCATTTGCGCTTCTTCTTTAAGAGCAATACCACGACCTTGTCCGGTCATGAAGATATCTTTTGGATTAACAAGCGCGTTTTCTTTATACACCCAACCGGAATTGACTTGAGACTCAAATATATCCAGCGAAATAATCTGACGACGGTTATACAAATATTGCGAATCTCGTAATCCACGAACAACCCCTTGTATCCTATAATTGAAATGAGGCATTTGAGGGTTATAATACGCAAGGACAGGAACAAAAGGATAGCGGTCAGTGCCGTTAGGGTTGGCCCCATCGTAGAAAACCTTTCCTTGTACAACAACAGCTAATCTAACAGTAGGAATTTCTTGTTCAATAACAGAGATCTGTGGATACGTCTTTAAGAATCTATCGAGACCCTCTTTATCTTCATGCTTCCATTCCATAACCTCACCAGTTTCAGCATCAACGAGCATCTTCTGTGTGCGATAGTCACGATAATAAAACTCATCATAGGTTAATAGATTTTGTTGCCCTGTGTCATAACTTTCAGGCATGAACTGGAACTTACCATCCTTTGTACTGCTAACACTCTGTAAGTTAATTATATCTTCTTTATGATCAGGCAATAAGGAGATAACCTCACGCTTAGAAAGAAATGTCCTCTTCCATATCCCATTACAATCAGAAAGATCTGCTTTCCTGAAATACGGATCAATGAGAAAGCTATTATAAGCGCAGTTATCTACCTTAATATTACCTGAAATAGGATCCGATCGGTAATCTA